AGGAATACTAACGGTTAGCTGCAGCTTTCATCCGCTCATATAGGTCGCGGTCTGTACGGAACAGGCGCGACTGCTCGGTGAGGTTGAAGCTATCGCGGTTGAATGGATTGCTCATGCCAGTCGGGATAGCGCCATTACTGCCGCCGGTTGGTGCTCCGCTGCCTTGTGGCTTGGGTTGCTTTTGCATCCATGCGGGCAGGGTTTTGGCCCATTCAGCAACGGGCTTGCGTTCGTAGCCGTCCACAACGACCACGGTGCCGTCGGGCTCGCGCTGGATTGCGTCAGGCGACAGCTTGGTCTTCAGCACAAGATCAGGATCATGCACGATGTCAGCCAGTGCCGTGACCGCAGGCGTAACAAGCTCTAGCTCGCGGACACGGGCTTCAAGTGTTGCAATGCGCTGGTCCTTTTCAGCCGTCGCCTCACGGAACTGCTGCTCCAAAGCCTGTCGTGCCTCTTGGTATTTGCCTTGCGATTCGAGTTGCTGTTGCTCGTAGTTGCGCTTGAACTCCAACAGTTCATCAACATTTACCCCATCAGGCGCCTTGGATTTCTTTGCTGCACGCAGCTCAGCAATCAGCTCTTGATTCTTGCGCTCTAGCGCTTCTACGCTGCGCTGCAACGCTTCAGCTTCAACCCCAGTAGTCGCAGACTCTTGGATTTGTTGTTCATCAGACATGGATAAGCCGCAGGCTTAATTACGCTGCCATCGTACCAGCAGCCAAAGCAATGGCCCGCGAGTGGAATACACCAATCCGCGAACCTTGGAATCCGCTGATTAAGGAACTGCTAAATGCAATTGACCGCCACGAGCGGTTGTATCGCCAAGATGGCAATGGATGGCACGCTGCTAAGGCGCAAGATCTGCGCTGGTATGTCGCAGAACTAAAGGATTGGATTCATTGTCAAGAGGTTACCACTTCTCCTTATCAGCCCAATACGCAGCAGACATCTTGCCCTTGGCAATGTTGCTGGCGTGACGTGCCTTGAAAGAAGCTCGCCGTGCTTTGGCCGCGGCGGATTCACCCTCGCGTGATGGGCTACCGCTAACGCCTTGCTGCCCAAAACGGATCAGCTTTACCTTGTCGCCTTCCTTGGCGAGCACCGCGTGCGATTTGTTCGGATGCTTTGGCGTCCGCTTCGGCTTGTTGTAGCCGTCAAACTGCTCACCGCGGTAGGTGATCATTTCTTTGGTTTGCGGGGCTTCGCAGTCTTAGCAGCCGCCTTGAATGCAGCAGCGGATGGCCTGCCCGCTTCACCCTTGCGCGCCATGCGCTCCTTGCTGCCGGCTTCAATGCGCTTGCGCTTGGCGGCAATGTTGGCGTAAAGACCAGGCTTCTTAGCCATCACTTCTTACCCTTGCGTGACTTGCCGGCTTTTGCGAGCGCGATTGCTACCGCTTGCTTTTGCGGCTTGCCGGCCTTCATCTCGGTTTTGATGTTGGCTGATACTGCAGCCTGCGACTTGCCCTTTTTCAATGGCATAGCACCACTCAGTTACTGCTGTAAGTTTAGCCATGTCAAGCGTCGTCCAATACTGGCTACCATCTTCACGTTGGCACAGCACTGCTTGAACCCATGCTTCGCCGACTAATGCTTGCACAGGATCGCTGATGATCAAACCATTCTGAAAATGACGGAGGCTAGGCAGGTCCATATCGTGCACGAAGCTGATCTAAGGTTAGCTCTGAGCCGTCATCACGAACTAGCTTGGCGATGGCATCAGTTGGGCCATACTTGTCAGCAAGCCGGTTGAAATACGGCACTTTGTTAGCGCCCAATGCCTTGGCCTTGGTTTCAAGGTCTTGCTTGGCCAGCCACTGCCCGTAGGTCTGATCTGCTGGCACCTGGCCACCTGCTGATGCACGCTTTGCTGGCGGTGGTGGCGTGAAACCCAACTCGTCGTAGTCGATCACCGGCACTGTCGTTGATCTGCAATTGAAATGCTGCGGCGGAGTCGGGCCTTTGCCGTATTCAAACTCTCGACCATCCAATGCACGGCAAATGCTACTGGTGCGGGTATCCAGTGTTGCCACATAGCGATACTTTTTAGTGATGTCTTGATTTGCTTCGTACACCTGTTGACTAGCTGCATTGGCTACTTGGTTGATGCTGGTGCGCACAAGGCTAACGATCTGATTATCCGCAACCGCTGTTGCCTGCCCGCCTGCTGCAACTAGCTGCTTCACGGTCTTAGCCTCTTCGCCAAATTCAAGGTTTCCAATCAACCGCTTCGCAATGGCTGGCGTTGGCTCACCAGTCAGCAGACCTTGCCGCACGACTTGCGAGAACCGCTCTGCTTGATCTACTGCAATGCCGCGGAATGCTTTGGTGACCACTTCACCATTGGGCAACGTAATTGTGGCACCTTGCGCTGCGGTGAGGCTGAACGTCGCCGGTGCACCTTGTACTGCAGCAAACAGGTCATCCGACAGCGCCACCACGTTGATCTGCGTTGGATCAGTGGTGACCACTGACTGCGCAAACTGCGGGCTGATCTCAACGGTGCGCACTGCATCGCGTGCACCTGCTGGCAATGCACGCCGCAATTGATCAGCCACAAACTCAGATTGCAGCTCTGCAATGCCTTGCAGCTCCAATGCGGTCAACTCCGTTGCATCACCTGCCCATGTTGCCAGGCTGTCTTTTAACTGAGCAAGGATTGCCCGCAGCCGCGCCGCTTTGACTGGCGCCGACAGCTCATCAATGGTGCGCAGTTGATTGACCGCATCAATGATGATGTCGTTGTAGGCATTGATCACACGCCGCGCAACGCTATTGCTGTAGCGGTTCAGATCTATTGCATTGCGGTAGAGCGCTTCTGGTGTGCTCATCGTTCAATGCCAAGATCTTCCGGTTGATAGCCGCTGCGGATGCTGACATTAGCGCCGCGGCTCAATGCAGTGGTGACCAATGCAGCGAACGCGTCATAACCGTTTTGCCCGTCTTCGTACAAGATCGTTTCGTCAATTTCATCTGGCTTGCCTTGCTTGTACCAGCTGATGCGCACGATGGCTAAAACCTCTTCCGGCAGGGCGCTGACGTGATAATCAAGCTCTTGTCTCCTGGGTTTCCTCGGTTCCATCCAGATCATCAGGTCCACTAAGCGGTCGGTCACCCAGTCCAGCAGGTTGTAGATCAAGCCCCGCATTGGCTGTAGCCTCCAGCTCCTCATCCACGTTAAAGTCGTCGCCTAGTACATCGCCTTCGGCAAGCTCACGCAGTAAGGTTTCTTGCGTGATGGTGCCTGCGGTGTAAAGCTGCAGCAGCGCTTGGATCTCCTGCGGCTCAAGGCGCGTGCCCAGGAAATCACGGTTGACGTAGCTGCTGCCAGGCGATGTGCTGTTGCCGATGTACTGCGCATGAAACTGTAAACAGTTGTCGATCATGTCTTGCACATTCTGCGCAATGACCATCATCGTGCTGTCACCTTGACTGCGATCAATGCGCTTTGCCTCGGCGGTTTCAGCCGATAGCTTCTGGCCCAGTACTGCCGACAGACCTAGCTCATTGATCTGCAGTGCAAGCTGCTCAAGCCTGCGGAACTGATAATCAAAACTGCGGCCAGCAGGTTCGATGTATTCAGCGCGGCCATCAGCGGGGAATGCAATCGCCTCGCCGGGTCCGGCGCTGACTTCCTCTGCCGCAGATGGAAAACCATAGAAGGCCAGCATCGGCACAGCACTGATGTGGAGCTGGTTATCGAGATCGCTCTGGATCTGATATGCCTTGAGGTTCAGCTCGGCGATGTCTTCCAGCGGTGGCCGTGACTCCATGAAGCCATGGCGCTGCGCATAAGCAACTGAGAAAGGAATCTCAGAAAGGCTGGTGCGGCCCTCGTCGACAACCTTAAAGTCGCCGTTGTCTTGCTTTTGGTGCAGTTGGTATTCGCCTGGCGTCAGTACACGGATTTGCTCCACTGCCTTCTCGCCAAACTCGCCATCAGGCACGGTGACCGTCTCGGCTAGCCGCAGTTGCGTTAACACCTGTCGGCCTTCCTGCTGCTCGGCACGCCAACCAAGAATCTGCCGTGGTGTGTAGGTCACCCAGTAGGGTCTACCTCCATCAGCAGGTGCATCCACCAGTACACCAACGTGGCCACTT